TTTTTTTGCGACAAGGAACGCCGCCAATACACCAGCAACGATAAGCAAGGTTCTGTTTCCACCTGGAATACGTGACAGCAATCCGCCGCCGCGTGTTGATGCCGTTGCGCTGGCGCTTGCTGGCTGACTTGTACTCTGTCCGACTTGCTGCTTGACTGTTACCGTCTGTTGTTCCGCCGTTTGCACTGCCCTTGGATTTGCTATTTTGATAATCGCGCGATTTTTTGCCGCTGCGATTGCGTCGTCGACAAATGACATATTCAACACCTCTTTATTTTTTAAAAAACCGGCACATCATGCACCGGAATTAGCCACTGCTTTTTATGCGCCTGAAAGCGAATCTAGATGCTCAGACAACATGATTACGTCGCCGCCTGTCGTTAGTGTTAATTTAGCGCGTAAATCCTGCACCGGCTGCGGCGCACCGCCTGGCGATGTTGGCGCGTACTCTAAAACTTCAAGCGCATCCGAAAGACCGCCCTTGACGCAAAAATCTATCGACGCCCACAAGGCTTGAGGCACACGGCCGTATTGCTTCATCAGTTCTTCCAGGTCTGCGGCCCCAGACTCAAGCATATCGACGGAATCACGCTTGACGATTAATTTTGTAACATCGTCGGCAACTTTTGAAAAATGAAGTGCAATTATTTTTCCAATCTGCGGTATACGTGTTAAATCCTGCTCGCCGGTTCCAGAAATCGGATATACCTGCCTCTTTATTTTTGTGATCAGACCAATTGGCTCGCCCAGGCTTGTGACTGCTTGCGCCTTAATTGTTGGAGCAACCGCACCCGCGTCAATATCAAACTGTATCTGTAACTTTTTCAAATCTAACGTTCCAACCGCCGTGATGTCGCGATAATCTTCACTGAGCTCTGGACGATCAAACCAAATTGTGTTGTAGTTTCCATTCTGTGCACGCGCGTAAAATGCGTTATATTTTGCAAGCTCTGCCGCGTCGGCAAATTCTTGGAATGTCTTTGTGTCGGCCATGACTTTGATATTTTTCATCTGTGCGGCCGTGAATGTTGTACCGCCCCGCAGTAGCTGCACTTGGTGATAAGTGACACCAAGCGGTAGATCAATAGTTACTGTTGCGCCAGCGGTAGCGGCTGAAATATTTACTAATGGGATCATCTTCATTTTCGTTGTTCCTGTTTTTTGTTTCGTCGTTTTACTTAACGACTTTTGCGACGGTCTGAAGTGGCTTGATGCCTGACTTCACCGCGATCATTACGAAAACGCCGATAACTGCCGACGCAACCACGCTAGACACCACTGTCTTCATGTCCACGTTATCTTTTAGAGTTTGAAAAAAATTCATGTTTGTTTACCTGTTTGGTCGATTAATAAAATCAATTACTGACGCCATTACGATAGCTACAGGCAAAAAAAAGGGAAGCCCTGAATGGCTCCCCTAACGCTTCCCGGCCTATAGGCCAGATATAAATATTTTTTTTAATAACTTGCCGACAATTCCCCTATTAGAACAACTCCATTTTCCAACAATTTCGGCTCTACCGGCCCACCGGCCCCCTTGTAATACCCCTCATAATCAATAAATAATTTCGCTTCTTTCGGCATTTTTTGCAACATTTCAATCAGCTGTTCTACTGTAAATTCACTAGTGTACATTTCCAATTCCTCTTGTTTTAAAGCGGCTGAATTTTGTATTTTATTGTCTGCCTTCTGACCCGGCCGTTTTCTAAAACCATGAATTCCAGTGGCTTCAAGTCATTAAACGCTTCCGGTTTTACGCTCATGAAATCGGCTAACATCTTTTTATCGTTGTAGGTTTGCTGCATCCCGGCCCACTTGATCATAGTCTCCCGCCTTACCGTTGTAGGTACTTCCGGCAGTGCGTTTGCCGATATGTGCAGCACACCGCCGAACTTTCGCGCACCACGCAGTAATTCGCCGAAGTGTGCCAGCGCTTTACCGTGCCGTGTGACTTCGCTTAGTTCGTCAATGCTGATATGTGTTTCTTTGTTGCCATCCATGATGTCCCATGCTGTCGAACAAAAATCTTCAAAAGCCTCTGGTGTACCTCTACCGGTGTAACTGATAAAAAATATTTTATTACGTTGTATTGCCGCCGCGACTGCTCGCTTGAATCCGCTGATTGTGTCGTGCTGTTCTGCTCTGAATGTTTTGTGCGTATCCCATAACAAAACCCGGCCTTTGCGCGGCAGGTTTGCGCTCATTGCCTGAGTCTTGCCACCGCCACTTGTTGCGCAGTAGAGACGATGCCGGTTAGGCAGTGACGGGTTCTGATTGATTGCCATTTTTTGCGGCCTCTTCTTTTTGTTTTTTCGCTTCGGCTTCCATTGCTTTGTATGCCTGCACTTGCATCCAAATCGCAAAACCTGTCATTCCGTACAACATAGCCAGCTTTATCTCCGGCATGTAATCTTTCAGCCATTGCGGCATTGCATCTGTTCCCATGCTTTCAAGATTGTATTTGATCAGCACATCGGCATGACGTTGCGCGCCTGTAGCGAGCAGCTCTTTGTCCTCAATCTGGACATAAGGCCATATGAAACCGACACCCCCGACAATCCATCCCATGATTGCCGCTCCTTGCTCCATGGCTTTCTGGTACCTTGCCTGCTCTACAGTTTCGGCCTGCTGGCTGATGATTTCACCCTCGACTGCCTGCGCGTGCTGTTCGCTGTCGTCGGCCTGATCCGCTTCCCGGTTTAGTTTTTCTACAATTTCATCAGTTGATGATTTTTCGTTTTGTTTTCTGCTCATTTTTTACTTACTCCTGCGATAAGTGCCGCGATTGCGACGACGGCCAATAGGCCCGTAATGACGCCGCCCGTTTTTTTGCCGGTTTCACTGTTTTGGCCTATAGCCTCGACCGGCTCCTGCTCCTGGCCTATAGTCTCGGCCACCTCCTCATCTTGCTGTATTTCATAACCAGGTCTGGCCTGCATATTTTTTCTGATGTAATTTTGCAAATGTGGGCCTGATGACTGATTGCATTTACACACCGGGCACCGCAAATAATATTCACCCGTTCTCGATCCTTTCGCGATCTGGTGAACCGTTGCCGACTGCTCACAGTCTTGCGTGTAGCACATCACTTGACCCACTACAGGCCTGTTGACGTTAGCTGCCATCTGCCGCAACCTGCAATTCCATCACCCTAACGATGCCGCCCAGGATGTTGACTATCTCCCTCGTCGCCGCTTCTATATGCACCCCCTTGCTCAGTAACGGCGCCCGCTTTGCGTCGGCCACCGCTACATTCAGTAACAACATTGAGTGATTCACCCCCTGAAGCATTGCTTGCACTTCTTTCTTGCTCGATTGATCCATATTCAAACCCCCCCGTACAGTTATTGACAGAACTCCAAGGCCCGGTAAAACCGGGCTTCTTTCTCTCGACGATCCACACATGCCTTCGAGTTAAAAAAACAACATTTGATCCGACACGCTCCACGCCCACTACATACGGTGGTGACGGCTCTTTATATTTATTTAATTTTTTCTCATGATTTAAAATTATTTCACCGGTTTCTATATCCACCGTTCCCGGATCCATCGGCTCACGCATCACCAGACGCACCGGCTCCGATACTTGCAATTCACAAAACCGTGAAAAATTTCCCGCATCCGCTGCACTGACGTGCTGTAAAATTTCCGCACTTACGTCTTCAGGTTTGAGTCGGCGCAATTCGCGCCACACCGTTACACGTGGCCCGCCGATTTGTTGAAACTGCCGTATACCCCAGGTGCTGGCCCAAGCATCTACCCGTTGCGCTGCGCTCGCAGGATCGTTACCAAACAAATCTTTGTCGATGCCAAAACCGTCAATATTTTTGGCAATGTATTTAGCAATGTACCCGGCAGCACTTCCGCGAGTCCAATCAATTGCTACGGCGGTAAATCTATGTTTTTTTGCGCCTGGCTCACTGCCGGAATCTTTAAGACTGTAATCTCTACAGATTGCCCGAAGCTCACTAACTCTTGAGCTTCCGACGAATAACAATAAGTGCCAATGTGGCGTTCCGTCATGCTGCGGTTCACACACTCGAAAACCTAAAAAGGACAGTTTTTTTCTTGCCAGTGCTGAACGCACTTTAGACCACATTCCACATAAATAACGTTGTCCGTCGCGTGGTGTGCTGCCGTCGTATTTTGGGTTCCGTTCGCCGCTTTTTGATAACGCCGCGTGAAACCGTGATGGACACGTAATCGTATAAAATTCGCCCACATAGCCGATTGATTTTGCATATTGTTCCATCCCCGCAATTCGCGTCATTAATTCACAGCGTCTTATTTTTGGATTGCTGACTGTTTTTTCTGCCAGCTCTTGCAGCGTGTATTCATCACCTAATTCATTTATTGCAAGCAATGATTCGAGCAATTTTCTGTTGCGGCTTTTTTGCTGATGCCGTCTCTCAACGCTTGCGCTACTTGCATATATATCAGCCTTGCGATGCACAATATTAATTCCGATAGCGGCGCGCTCCGTTGCTCGACCGTAATGTTTGCGCAACACTCTACGCCAGAAATATGCATCACTCACCCGCGCTTCTGCGCCGGTTTCTGTTTCACATTCCGGCCAGCGATGGCCCGACGAAATAATAAACGCTTTGCAGCGATCCGCGCCGCGTGTTTTTAAAATCCCCCGGCATTCTCTCGCTAATTTTTCAGCCTCTAGAATTATCGCGTCATCGTCACCAGCGCGCTTGATATCTACACCCGGTGCTGTCATCACGTCTGTGACATCCATCAAATCCAGATTTGCCGCTACGTGTCCCGCGTGTTTTGTGATGTCTCTATAGCGTTTGATAATGTGCGGCCTGAATGCTGGCGGTGCTGGTAATAATTGCAGATAGAGAAACTTTTCATTGTCGCGCTCAAGACGGCTTAACATTAATTTTTTCCTCTACTTCCGCACTCAGAAACAAATGATCGCCATTCGACAACTGCGCACTAAACAAGACCCCGATTTGAGACATCTTCACGTGACGCCTTATATCTTTCAAAGTCATCCTCAACATTTCTCTTTTCATTCCGTCTGGCTGACATATAAAAATTTTTATTGCCTTTATTTTTGTTTTTCTACCCATTACAGCCTCCGAATTTCAAACATTTTGCAATGCACATCAGCCGCGCGTTCGTAGTTCGCCGCGACTCGAATCATTACTGATTTGTCGCTGAATATCTCAGAGTGAGTCGGCCATCCGTCCACGAATTCAATAATTAATAAATATTTCATGCCTTATCGTTCCACTGTGGATTCTGCGGCGCTTGGTTCGTCTGCATCATTACTTCACGCTCAATCTGAGCAGCCATGGCCATGCCGTGCCCTTCTGCCGCACCGTGCAGAAAACTAAACACCTCTAACGGCTTACCACCAGCACATACGATGGGCGTTCCATAGAGCACCAAATTTCTCCCAGCCTTTAAACCACGCGCCCTAGAACATGCCATGTCCTGAACTTTTGAGTGTTTGCTATTCATGATTTTTTACCCCTTGGCGGCTGGCTGTCTGTGTTGGCGGTAGATGCCGCGGCACTCGCTCCCGATTCTGATCGACGGGGCATATTTCAAAGTGTCGCGGCTGAGACCGCCAAGGTCGTGCCGGTGATCCGGCCTGACAAAAAGTAGTTATAAATCCCTACACGGTCAAGCGACTGCTTACCGTTGCCCAACACACATAAGGCTGTAATATATAAAACATTGCTGAACACCACCGCCAAGTGTGACCTATGAAAATTGCGAATTCCGCAGACCTGCTTGACTTGATTAAGTCGAGATATTCACTAACTTCCGACTATGCCGCCGCCAAATTCCTTGGAATTTCCAAAGCACGCGTTAGTAACTACCGAACAGGTAAGAATTCTATGGATCAATCGCTGATTTTGCGTATAGAAACCTTGCTTAAATATCCGCCCGGTTCCCTACTTTTTGAGATGCAAGCGGCCCGGACAAAATGTCCCGACGCTGCTAAGATTTTCCACCAAACCGCGCAAAAAATTGCGGCAGGTGTTTTGTGTTTTATGCTGGTTTTCCCGGTGTTTTTGACGGTACCCTCATTTACTGAAGGACATTTTGACCGGCTGCAGGATGTATATTATGTTAAATCAATCATCTACCCGAACGGCCTAGGCCTTTTACCCTTTCTTTGTTTTTTCACCCTGTTTTTCACGAATGCGTTCTATTGTCATCCAATAGCCAATTTATCTCAAAATGACAATTCATAAACGAAAGGCTATGGAAGGTGGTTTTATGATAAAAAAATACAATGATAAAAAGCCAGATTGGCGGCTGCTTGTGCGGCATTTCTGGCCCTGTATGCGTGTTGACGCACAGACATCAGACCTGTTTTCCTACTTGCAACTGACAAATGACGATGTTTCCGCCCTCTGCTCGACGACACCACGCACCGTGCGCCGATGGCTGGCCGGTGATTGTCCCGCATGGGTACCGCTGCATTTGCTGGCCCTCAGTGGCTACTTGCTGCACTGGCCTGGCTGGATGGTACGCAATGGGCGCCTTATTGGTGCCCAGGCGTCCAGCACGCGGCACGCTGGCCTTACCCCTGATATGGTGTCGGATTTCGGCTGCGCGCTACAGTCAGGCCGCCTGACAGCGGCTACAAATGCAGACTTGCGCCGGGAAAATGACCGCCTGCGTCTTGCTGTCTCACGTTTTGAGACGCGCGCGGCAGTACCGGCAAATGTGCTACTGTTTCCCGGCGTCACTGCTGAATCGATTTTTAAACAACAAAACGGAGCGTAACCAATGAAACATCTTAATTATTTACTATTTGTCCTGGCTTTTTCACTTGCGGGTTGTGGCGGAGGTGGTGAAAGTGGAGGCGGAGGCGGCACACCTGCACCGAATACTTGCGTGCTTGCCGTGTCTGGTCTGAATCAAATCCAGAACCTGAGCACAACGGGCTATACATCGTGCCAGCTTACCGTTTCCGGACTCGGCAATACTGCGACACTGACACCCGGATCGGTTTTAACACTGGTAACAATATCAGGCAGCAATCACGCCATAACCTTTGGCGCAGGCTCATCAGTTTTAGGAATTTTCACACTGTCTGCGAGTGATACGACTATCACCAGCATGACCGCCGACAATATCGTGATTGATTTCAACTCAGGCATTGGCAATACACACACCAAAAATTAGCGTTTTATAATCCATTCATCCAGCCGGGTGTGCGCCCGGTTGGCTGTTCCGTCTACCCTGCCAATTTGCATTAACAAGTCGTGTTTACACTCTTGCATATCTGATTGTATGCGCGTTATTTCGCGGCTGAACATCCACCAAACCGCCGACGCTGCACCCGCCGCCGCACCTCCAAACGTGGCGGCAATTGTCATCAAGTCATTCATCAGTTTTTTTCACTTGCTCAATAACACCGGCTTTTTCCAGCGTTTGCCGAATATCATCAACCGTCACATCATCGACCTTATTTGTAGTGATTTTTGCCAGTCGCTCAAGACCTGCCATCACCACCCGCCCGGTGATTCGTGTTACAAATTTTTCCGTGACCAGATGCGACACCAGCGACAACAAAACGCGCGGGAGCATACTTAAAAGTGATGCAAGTAGTGCGCTCATGATTTTGCCCTATGGGTTACATCGTAAATCCAACCGCCAAGCGTTTGATTTTTTTTGCCAGTGACTGCCTGCAATGCTGCATTCACGCCGCCGTACACAATATTCTGATCTGATGCCGGGTTAAGTTTTTCAGTGACTAATACTTTAGCGGCTTCGCCCACTGCCACGGTTCCCCGGTAAAATTTGTAACCGATAAAACCGACGATCAAAACGCCGCCCAACATGGCCGCGCTTTTCATCACGTCACTGTTTGGTAATTTCATGCTGCACCCCACAATTCTGACTCGAGTTTTCGCCGGTAGGCCAGGCCGGTGTTACTTACTTTTTGTCCGTTAAGAGTGATTTTATCCCACTTGTTGAATTCTGCCTTTGCCCCGGTGTAGTCGCCTGCATTAAGTTTTTTTAGCAATGTTGAATTTTTGAACGCCCCGATGCCGACATTAAAAACAAAACTTGCCAGCGCGTCAAATTGTCCCTGAGTCAAATCCACTTTAACTAGCTGATTGATTGCTATCACAGTCAGTTGCGCATCCTGCTTTAATAGTTCCGCCGCCCTCTCGTTTGTTATTTTCGTGAAACTCTCCCCTGCTTTTATTAGATGCCCGTATCCAATTGTAGGCAGTCCAGCCGAATCATAGTACTGCACCAGGCTCAATCCTTCCCGCCGCATGATAAATTTCAGACCGTTGTCTGATATCTCTTTTACGTTTTTAGCATCTTTTTTTAGCATAAAAAATATTCCTGAAATTCCGACAATTCCGGCAAAAATTAATAAGAGCGTTTTCATGCTACACAAAAATTCTCAGTGGGCGCCAGCGTTCCGCCGCCGCCAGCCGCGTGCCCGTTTTTAACGACGTGATTCATTTTTAAATTTGCGTTTGCAGTTGTGAATACTCCCGCTTCGCTTACTGTTGACCCCGCCGACATTTTAATCTGTCCGCCATTTATCGTCACTTTGCTTGATGCGTTTAACAGTCTACTGCCATTCGACGCCCCCATAATAAACGATTTTGTAGCAACCGAAGCGCGTGATATTAACTCGCAGTTATTAAGCTCTATGTCGATAGGTGTCGCAGACGCCATCGAAACGTCACACATTACCGACAAAGCATCTGTGCCTAGCGTGTCACTCTCGATTTTGCACCCGTTAGCTTGTACATGCGCGTTCGTGAAAAACATACGCAACAAAGACGGTAAAAAAGTCGCGAACAACCCTCGAGAATACAACGCCAAATGACAATTGTTAAATACTGTAGGCCCGTTTTTTGGTCTACTGCTAAAACCATCTTGACACCCCGTGAATTTGCTATTTCGCGCAACGAATGACCCCGGCGCCCATCCATAAAATATGTCAACGCCCTGGCCGTTAAATTCTAGATTATCTATTTCGACTTCGCATAACGAGCTTGATCCCGCGAACCCCGCCGAACCATTAAATTTTCCGCCCTTCAGTGTTACTCTGCCGCTTTTTGGCTCGAGAAAAGATATTGAATTTTGCTTTCTGCCGTAAATTATCGCGCCCTTCATGATTTCAATATCTACAAAGCCGTAGGGCATGCTAAACATGTCCAACGGCTCATTGTACATTCCTGGCTCTATGATAAGTGTCGCCGGGTTTATCTCTGCAATTAAAAAACTACTACCGGCCGCTATTGTCGCGCCCGTGTATGGCACTTCCAAATTTAATAATGTTTCATAAAATACATTTTTAACTCTGTACCAAGTGTTGTCTCCAAAACTTAAAGCTAAATGTTTACCGGATGCAAAAAAACCAGACGGGACAGTGGTTAGATATGTGTGAAAAAGCGTTCCGGTGAAATTAATATCTTTTGCACCTGTCAGCACTTGATTCACAGTTCCAGCCATGCTCACTATTTTAAGCATATCCGAATTGCGCAACACATCGACCGCTTGAGCTAGTGTCTCGCATTCCGCGCCCCGCCCCACTGTTACGACTTGTGCATCATATTTATTTGGCATATCAAATCGCCTTGGTTTTGTAAAACATATCAAGCGTCAACTGCGAACCCATAGAACCCGTTAAATTTATTGCTTCGCCCGGTGCTAATATAATCGGCCTGTCGGACATATCATGCACGTTGAATTTGTTGTGCATGTTTGCGTTCACTCCCATGGCATAATTCGTCACACCCGGCGCCGGGTTGTTCCATGTTTGCAACGGACTATCAGACTGACTACTACGCATTTTATAGTGTTTATTTGCTATACCCGTTATATCGACGCCACCCGCTATCGAAACCACCCGTGCGAATCCTAGAAATTCATCTGTAACCACCGCCGAAACTGTTTTATAAAATAACTTCTCGATTAAAATATTCAGCCCACTTCCCGCCGGGTTTAGCAAGTAGTTAGTTGATGGTACCCCTACATTATGCACATACAAATTCTCATCTAGCGAACGTTCAGCATCACGAGTGATAACTTCGGATTCTGAAGAATCTTCATCGTAAAAATACATACCCGTATTAATTGTTATTGTCTGCGCGACAACTTCCAAATTTGTCACTGTCCAAAAATAAATAGTCTCAGACAATTGAGATATTCTACTTCCTTTTTTCATTTCTTCGTCGACGTCAAATGTGGATGCACTGCCCTGGAATCTGACTCTACCACCTCTAACGTTTGTGTCTTTTAAATATACATATCGCGCGTGCGCGTCAATTGTTGCCGTTGCGCTAGCAGGAATCGTGACCACCATTTTCATATTTTTATGCCTTCATTTTTAAGATAAACGCCACGGCAATAACTGCCACCACGGCACCAATGATTTTTAAATTTGACGTGTTAGCGTCGTTCGGCCTGGCGACACTTGTCGCAAACTGATACGCCGCTGCGCTTTGAGAATTTGCTGAATTTATTGATTTTACAAGCGCTTCATTTGCTGCCGCCGTTGATTGAGCAGCGATTCCTGTAGACAACCTAAATGCCGCGTCTACTGATCCCGCGCCCATTTCAAACGACCTGGCCGATGATTCGCTGCTGAACGTCAACGCATTATTTAGCGCATTATCTCCGAATCCTAGTGTATTGTTAATTGCATCCGCGCCGAACTCTAGCGCGTTTTTTATTGCATCAGAACCAAAAGATATAGCACGACCTGACACATCCACAAGACCACCTACTGCACCTTGATCTGTTTCCGTTTTGTATATCGTGACTCTGTTATTGTCTCCGGCTACGCCCGCTTCAGCGCCTGCTTGATTTGCTGTCACAGTTGAGCTGTCTACAAAATTCGTGGTCTGCTGCGTTGTCTGCGAGTCGCTACTAAAAAAACCCATACATCACCTTATTTTTTTTTAAGCAGATACAAACCGCCAAAAATTATGACTCCGACAATTAAGAGCGTTGTCGGCTTCAGCAATTGATTTGCGATATTATCCGCAGGGTCTGCAAACGGATTAAAACCACCGCCGCCTCCCGACATAAAATTACCAAACCGAACCGCTGCGTTTGTTTCTTGACTTCCGCCCGTCGCGCCGCTTACGCCGCCACCACCGGTTGATATACCCGGCAACACCTCAGATATACCGCATTTTTTTTGCGACAAGGAACGCCGCCAATACACCAGCAACGATAAGCAAGGTTCTGTTTCCACCTGGAATACGTGACAGCAATCCGCCGCCGCGTGTTGATGCCGTTGCGCTGGCGCTTGCTGGCTGA